TTAGTGATCATTCCGCCTGTAGCTTTATCAAGCATGCCGGTAGCACCTTCTAAGTCTTTTTTAGATTTTTTTAAATCATCTACTTTTTTCTTAGCCTTAGTTCTTTCTTGATTAAGTTGTTTAAGGTCAACTTTTTCTTCTTTAATTCTTGCCTTGGTTTTATCTATAGCCTCGTTATAATCCTTTATCCTATTAAGGTCTTTAGGGTCTACGGTTTTTTTCCTTTTTTCTAGATCTAATAATTTGGACTCAAGCTTAGTTACAGCGTCTTTAGATTCTGTTACTCTTTGATCAAAAGTCTCAAAATCTTTAATAGCATTTTTTAGCTGTACGTTTATGGTTATATTACTCGTTTCGTTTGCCATTTGTATTTACGTTTAATTTGTTGAAAACCCTCTTTTATAGTTAATGGTATTTTGTATTTTCCTTTAGCAATTTCTATGTTTTCACTCATTCCATAAAAACCACCAGTATTTAATAGTTTAAAAATTATCATGTTGTAATAAGTTCTAGTTCACTTTTATTATTCAATAAATTAGTTTTAACACTATTTATTCTGTATTTTTTGCCTGATACAATTATAAAGTCATTTAGGTTGTAATTCAATATAATTCTAAGCGGTAAAAACGCTGTAAATTTTACAAGCCTAGCATTTTCTCTAAAGATATTTGTTATGTAATTATAATAAAACCTTGCAAACAAAGTATCTACAAATATTTCCCTTGCATATTCATTCGGCATTGGACCAAAGTTTATGTTTCTAGTATTAGTTAATGATGTTAGGTTTTCGCTGTTACTTGGAATAATATAATTGTCTATTTCTTCACCGGTAATAGAACCACCACCAGCACTTCTGACTAACCATTGAATCGGTGTAATCCCACCACCTGTTTGGTGTTTAGGGTAAAAAAGTAAAGGGCTTCCTTTATAAGCACTTTGACTTTCATTTACTGACCATCCGACCTGTATTGTTGTATCGTTATTTGTGTCTAAATTTACTAGCCTTTCAAATTTCATGTGTTCAAATGGAGGAATAATTTTATAATCTTTTCCATCTATTCTTTTAGTTTGTGTATCTTCATTCCAACTTTCAGCACCCCAAGGTTGGTTAAATAATTGACCATGCTTTAAAGCTAAAAAGGTTTTTAAATCTTTATAACTCATTGTAACTGATCTAAACGGTAAAGCTACATCTACTTGCGATTTTGTTACATCTATATATTTAGTGATGTCCCAAGTATTAATATCTGGTAAATTATAGTAGCTATCACTTGTTCCGTCGTCTAAAGTTCTAACTTCTACTTCATTATTTTCATTTAGGTAAAAAACTAAGTTAAACATCTTAGATAGCCCTGTTAAAAAATCTAATACTTTCATTTCCGGCATCTGTAAAGCTACGTCAAACGTTTCTATTGTAGGTGTTACAAGAGCGCCTGTGAAAACATCAATACTAAAAGGTGTTATGGTGTCATTAGGCGGTGCTTCAAATGTACCTGATACACCAAAGTTAATATCATTAAAACTAACTTGACCATCACTTTGTATCTGCACATTAAATGTTCCTTGCAAAGTGTTGACTGCTACACCTATATCTGTTTCGTCAACTGAAAAGTCTCCGTCACCTGCTGACCTTGCTGTTGAAAATATTTCTACACCATTTTTTAATAAAACAAATGTATAGTCAACTAGGTCAGTATTCATTTCTATATCTATTTGGAAACTACTAACAGAAAACGGGTTTACAGTTACATTCGGACCATCACCGAAAACACCTTCAATAATATCACCACCGTTAAAAGGTTGAGCAACGAAAGTAAAAGCGTCAACACTTGTACTTGTTTCAACATCTCCTAGATTCCTATTCATCCACATGTAAAGATTATTAAATGTGTTGTTGGAAGTGCTAAAAAAATCATCGCTGAAAATTAAATTTTGTGGATAGCCGTTAGCAATTGTATAAGTGTTTTCTATTGCTTTAATAATTTCATTTAAGCGAATAGCAAATTTTAAATCGTTAAATTCAACACCATGATCTACAGTGCCTACACCTCCACCATTCCAGTATAAATTTCCGTCACCTGCTATTGCTGCTGCACTGTCATAATATAACCTCTTAGTATGGGTTATTAACGGAACTATTAATGAGTTCTTTTCTAAGGTAGGGTCTAATTGTAATTTAGCTTTAACTGCTTCGTTGCCATATATTGGGCTCAAAAAAACTGTATAATCTTCTGGACTAGAAGTAAAAATATCATCATCTAATTCTAGTGTAGAGTTATTTACTACGCTTGTAACTGTTGCAAATTGGCTAGTGTCCTGGTTTTTAACTCTATCGCCGGGGCTTACTGTAGAGGTAAAACTTGCTGAGGTGTCTTTTAGCTGGTCTGCAACTGATGAAGTTGTAGATCCTGATGTTTTTTCTTCTACAAATAACAAATCACTTAATTGATCTTCACCTACTAAGTCGTTGAGGTCTACAGTACTACCAAAGAAAACAACTTTATAAGAATAAGCTTTATTTTTTTTTAATTCTACAGAGTTTAATTTTAATTTACCAATTTTATAATCGTTAAAATTTAACTTAATACTAGCGTCTACTCTAACCCTAGCATCAAAGCCTTGTACAATATCAAAATTGTAATAATGTTTAAATATTCTATTATTAACACTTGTAGCCGGTAAAGTAAACTGTTGCGTAAAAGCGGTAAAAACATTTTTAATATCTTTAGCGTTTTTAATCGTGTCAGTTATTGTTACTGATTCATCTTTAAAAAGATCAACTCTTTGATTACCTATAAAAAGCTGTATTGTTTGCATTATCTTATATTATTTATTGCATCATTAGCAAACTCAATTTCAACTGTATAATTTATTAATTTGTCTGTGAGTCTGGTTTTATAACTTAAACTACTAGATTTAATTATTACACCAAATAAGTCATCTTCATATTCTATGTAAACTTGTTCTGACAAAAATAATTGTTTAAAGACTTCATTGTAATCTTCAGGGTAATAACCACTGTTCAGTTTCATTGATTCTTCACCTTGTTTAGTAAATAATTTCTCTTGCGGGTTGAATACTTCGTAGCTTCCGTCTACTAAAATATTAGACTTAAATTGCTCTTTTGTAGTTCTCATTTGCTTTGATGAGTTGCCAAAGAAATAAAGGTCTTGCAATGCGCCAAATTTATTTCTAAAAGTCAATTTGTAACACGTATAAGGCGGGTTATAAATTTCTTTGAAAAATATTTGATCGTTCACACCGTTGTCATTAGTTACTACTGCTGATGTAGCAGGAAGCCAAATCAAATTACATAGGAAGTTTTCTAAGCAATCGTTAGGCTCAACAGTGTAACCATCTGCTTCTAATTGCTGGGTAAAAGAATCAATACTAATTTCATCACTTATTGAGAAATATTTTATTTGTTTTTCAGCGTCAGTTCCTGAAACGTTAAATGATTGCAGTAGGTTAGCACCGTTATAAATTTCTACATGATCAGCTAAATCTACGTCACATGCAATTCTTATATTTTTACTGTAAGGTTTTATTATTGTTTTATTTGATTGCAACAAAGCCTGGTTGTTTTGCGGGTTTGCACCTTCTGTAAAATAACCGTAACCTAAGAACGCCCTCAAAGCAAGGGTGTCTATTGGTGATTGTGCTGCGCCTGATACAGTAGGGATTAGCCTAGTATCAACATAAACTGTTGCATAGTTTTCATCTGCTAAAGTTGGTGTATAAGTACCGTTATTTTTACCTGGAATAAAATCTTTTATTAATTCAGATATTTCAAATTGAACTTTATTGTCTATAGCCGTAGAATTTAAAGTATATTCTGGTGTTCCTATAATAGCACCATGTGGTGCGCCTGTATAAATATATATTTGTAAAACAACTGAATCTAAATTTGCAATAGAATAGTTTATAAAATAAGGGCTTCTAGTATTAATTTTTGGCATTGTCTAATTTGTTAATTGTTGTAATTATTTCAGTGTTAAATTCTTTTAATATTCCTTCTGATATACCTTCAAAAAACTTATTAAATGGTTTTGTAAAAAATAAACTTGGTTTTATACCTCTTTCAAATACACTTCTAGCTATTGCAAAATCAACTGACTTTCTAGGTAAAAACCTACCTTTTTTGTCTCTAGGCGCAATACCTCTCCTAACAGTCCATTGGTCAAACTTACTAGGTGGCGGCATACCTTTTAAACCTTGTTTACCACCTTTGCTTTTAAAAGAGTAAGGTGAGTTAACTCTACGCTT